TTAACTCCACCCCTGCCAAATAGTCTTCGTACTTATCCGATATCGCGTTAAAAGTTACGTTATCATCTATTGAATAATTATTTCTACCTGTACGCATTAAGCTAAGGATATCAGAAGCTATTTGCACTTGGTCGCTTATTACATCCTCCTCAAACTCAGCCTCTTGACCACTCTTATCTAAAAAGAAAAATTGAACATTGTATATCTGTTCTCTGCCTATATTTAAACTACCTGAATTAATTGAAAAACAAGCAATCGGATAAACTGGTTGTTCATCTCTTAGTAGCCACTCTTTCGGGGTTGCGTACTTTGCTGTTTTTATCATTTCGTGATTTTGCAGCAGACTTGTTATTGTTGTTATTAACTGGTTGTAGGTCATAAAATAAAACTCTTTGAATTAATGCTTTTTTATAAGCCATAAATTTATCTTATTGTGAATGAAAATAATTCTCCTGCTTGTGTTACATCTCCAGTAGGTAAAGTAACTACATTACCAACTATCTGTAAATACATAGGATTTGCAGTAGGTAAGTTTGTAATACCTTTAACTAATCCTGACCTCATCGCAATTAATACTACTTTATTAACCAATCCACCAACTGCAAAACTACTATCTCCTGCAGCAGGTGTATGATAAATAGTTGTTGCTCCACCGCTTGTTGCATTATTAGAGAATACCCTTACTCCATCATTTACATTGCCTAAATAAATAGGACTTGTATATGCTTTTAATTCAGGGAATATAACATCTAATCCGCTGCCTGGATTAAAGTATTCAGAAAATAATAAATAATTCTCTCTTAAATAATTAATTAATCTTTGCTTGTAAAATTCAGCAGTCTTTTTATATTCATTACCTATCAACTCTAAATCTGCTCTACTTGGAGCATTGCTTTCTTCACTTGTCTTTTGTAATATCCCCTTACTGAAAAATTGATAACCTAATCCAAAGGGTAATAAACTCATCGTGTACCATACCAAACAATCCGTAATAAAATTATCTAATAAAGATTTCTCTAAATTAGAAAGGTTTGCAGCCTCTATTCCTGATTGTAAACGTAGGTATAAAGTACTTCCCAAAGCAGGTTGCAAATAAAGGTCTTGCGCTACTTTAATATGTGGCTTTAATTGTTTACCATCAATAGCATCACTTATTCCCGTTCTGCTTTTAATTAGATTCTCAGATATGAAAAGTATATTTGCGCTCATTTATTTTTTCTTTTGAATTATTAATGCCTTCCATTCGTGTCTGCATTGTGTTTCTATTATGCCATCATTATTCCAAAATCCACCAACTCTATCAAATACCGAATAACCTAATGCAGCACTCATTTGTTCTATTCTTGCCCTTGACCATAATTTAGTCTTCGCAAGTTCCATCATTTTAACGCAAAATAAACGAGATGGATGAGCAGGTGTATTTCTTTCTGAACTTGGTACAATGCTTCTCCAAGCATAAGTGTAAGCAATAGATAATAAGTTTTTAGGCTTAGGAGCATCCGCCTCTACATTTGTTCTCACTCTTTCAATAACTACATCTTTACCAACCTTAACCTCTTTAACATCTAATATCTTATTGTCAACTAAACTTTGCAAGGCTGCCTCTACAACCTTCATATCTTGCTTTAAAACCTCTGCAAGTCCTTCGCTATTGATTCTCTTATCCTTCTTGATATAGCCCAAAATATCGGCTTCTAATTGGCTTAGCTGCTTAACCTCTGCAAAGTGATTAAATTCTCTTGCTGATTTTTCGCTTAAGACCTCATAATCTGCCAAATCATCACTAAACTTTTCAAACATTTCTACCAACTCCATTTCTTTGTCATCACTAGAAAATGTAGCAGGGTCTGAATCCAAACCTAAAAAAGTATTTACATCTGCATCCGTAAATGCAAATCCATTCTTTAACATTAATGCAGCTTGTTCTTTAGAAAGTTTACCATTAGTAAACTGCCTTACAATCCTCATTACGTTTTGATATTGTCTACCTGTAAGATTCTTAATAGAATCATTTGAAGCAGCAATAGGTTGGTCAGTTGGATTAGCTGTTGGATTTTCAGTAGAAACAGGAGCAGCCATTTCAGATGCTAAACCTAATTTTTCTCTAATTTCTTCCCTAGTCATATTAGCAGCCATTACTGCCTCACTAAATTCAAAACTTAATGGTTCTACTGGTATCAATTCATAATCTCCTTTAATACCTACATAATCAAATAATTGATTAAATACTTCCTCAATCGCTTGTTGTCTTTCGTTAACATAAGTATTAGCAAATATCTTATACGCATCCCTTATCTCTGTTGAACCGCCAAGCTGACCTTCAGTCTTAATACCAAACAATGAAGGCGAAGTAACCTGATGACAGGCAAATATTTCTTGCTGAATTAAATTATTTACGTTTGTAAAATCTTCTTTAGTTAACATTGTAGACGATAAAGGCAAAATCTCTGCACTATTATCTTTTGACTTGTTAAACATAATAACAACCCTATCGCCTTCGCTACCTGTGAATTTCTTTTTGATTCCTCTTTCAACTGCCTCTTTTGCTTCCTCTGCAGGTTCGCCACCATTTAAATTAATTAAAGTGGTAGCAACAAAACCGTCTTTAGCATTACCTAAAATATGTCTACTTACCTGAACATCACTCTCAATGTAATTTAAACCTTGAAAGTAATTAGGTAAAGGGTAGATATCAGACTTTGGATTGTATTGTTTAACAAATAAAACCTGACTTGCTACTGGGTCGTTAATATTAAAAGCAGGATAATGTCTAGGCTTCTCTTTATTATCTGACCAATCGTTTTTAACTTGAAATTCGTTTTGCTCTTTATTAGTCCTAACTTTATGATACTCAAGATGATACACATCTTTAATCTGACCTAGTAAATTATATATAACTTGTAGATAATAACCTCCGAAAAGTTCATCATCTAAAATACATTTTTTAGTAATTTGATTCCACGTTTCTCCCTTAGTGTTTGCCTTCTGTTCAATACCATCCCATCCTTGACCGAAAATATAATTCGTTTTGCTTTTAATGATTGCACCGTGTTTTGGACTTTCATTAAATAAACCAATTAAATATTCAGGATAGTTATTATTGCCACCAAATTCAACATAACCCTTTGCCCTCTTTTCTTCAAATCGTGGTTGCTCCGCTTGTGCGAATTTTATTGTGATAATATTCTTATAGTCCATAAGTGACGAAATTATTATTTTGTTCTTCGTATTTAGTAGGTTCAAAAGGTGTAGCAGGATTCAAAAACATATACCCCTCTTCAAGAATTAATCCACTAACTGTTAAATCTCCTGAACTTACTTTTTGGTGTATTGTATAACCCCAAAATCCTTCTTCTTTTAAATCGAAATAATTATTAACTGTAAATGCAAAACTATCGTATCTACCGGTAATACTTTGATTTGTAGCCATCAATTTAACAACATCGCCCGTTACTCTGTGGATAAACACAAATAAAAAGTAAGGATTGCTAATGGTAGCCTTCTCAGTAGCCGTAAAATAAATAGTCTGTGTAAGTCCTTTTGTTAAATTAATCATAGAAAAAAACCCCGACTTTCATCGGTCGGGGCATAAATTAAAAATTAAAAAACTCTATCCTGCTGTAGTCAAAGCTATTCCAACTGCGTTGGTTACTTCAAAGAAATCTTCTCTTTCTGAACCTTCAAATTTCAATACATAACCATTTGCATCTGCTGCTGCTGCACCACTTGTTCCTGTACTTGCTGCTAAGTATAGACCTGCGCCTTTACCGTACATTCTGTAAGTACCATCTTTATCAAGGGTAACTGCTACAACTTTATTTTTAGCTAAGGTAGTGATGATGTTTCTTGTGGTTGCATCTCTTTTATTAATAGGGAAATCTAAAGTTTGCTCAAAAAACAAAGTACCGTTTTCAATAGAACCTGTTGGATTGCTTGCAGCAACCGCACTAGATTTAGTAGGTATTTCAAATTTGTAAAATTTCTTTCCAGCTAATTTTGTAATTCCTGTAACGATACCACTAGCATCGTTTATTGTTACGTTTCCATATTCTGCGAAAAAAACTGCATCTATACCACCAATGGTTTCTCTACAGTCTATTGTATATCCGCTAACTATTGCACAAGGCATATTTATAAGTATTAAATAGGGGAATAGGTTAACTACTCCCCTATGTTAGTAAATTAGATTCCTGCTACGAACTTCACACATTCATTAGTGAAAGCCACATTGACACCAATCTTAAATTCTACGCGATAACGTACATCATTGTTGTCTTCTGAATACCACATTTTGTATGAACCTTCTTCGTCAACCAAATCAACTGCTAAAGCCATATTTGAAAGACTGATTGCATAAGCATCACCAGTTCCGTTCAAACCATTTACACTTACTACTTCAACGTTAGTTGCAGGTAGGATAAATGAAGATGCTTGAGAATCTTGTGGATTGTAAGAGAACATATTTTTTTCTCTGTAAGCAAGGATTAATAAACGATACCAATCATTACCAACGAAGATTTTAACATCTCCTTTGCTTAATACAGCAACAGGAATAGCTTTGTAGATAGCTTCAGTACAAGCGATAACGTTTGAAGCGTTAACAGTTGCAATAGCTGAACCACTGATTCCTGTGTAACCTGATACGTTTGCATCTACTGGAGAACCTGCAGCGATTAATTTTTGTAAACCGTCAAATTTGTTTGTGTTTGCAGTTGCACCTGTTGCATCTCCTTGCCAAATTGCAGTCTCTAATTGAGAAGCAATTCTTGCGTTTTTCTTATCTAAGAATGCTTTTTGGAAATCAGCATTACCAAAATCTTCATAAGTTGAACCTGCTTTCAACGCTTCTTGTGTGAAGTACGCTTCCATATCTTTTGGACAGATTTTCTCTTCTACTTTAATCTTACCTACTGTGATAGTACGTTGAGAGAAAGTAGTTGTACCACTTGCATCGAAAGAACAAGATTGTGCAGCAAATACTGCATCTGTTTCCATCAAAGGAATAGCTACTGAACTTTTTACGTTCGGAATAACGATACCGCTTGAAAGGATTAATTGTTGTGTCTTTGCGTCAAATACTGCACTTGTCAAAAGTGGTTTAACAAGTTGTTTAGTGTATGCGGATAATCCGCTAAAAGCTAATGCCATTTTTTTATAATTGTTTAGTTAAATAAAATATTTAGTGTTTTCTTTTCTTCTACTTCTTTAAAAGCATTTGAAGTTCTTACTGAATTGTCAGGTGCTTGTACCGGCGCTTCTACTAATAAAGTAGATAGTTTCAATAATTCATCAATTACTTTGTTTGCCTTTTTCATTTTTGCTTCATACTCTGAAAATCTTTCTTCGTAAGCTGCAAATTTAGTTTCGTAACTAGCAAATTTCTCATTTGTTAATGATTCAAAAGCTGCAAATTTAGTTCCCATATCTTCTTCGATAGGTTCTTCAACTGGTTCAGCTTCAGGGCTAACAACTTCAATAGCAGTGATAACACCATTATCTCCGATAGTCATTTTTGTACCGTCTACCAATTCAGCTTCTCCTGGCAATGCAGCATTTCCGTCAATCATAACAATACCGCCAACCTCTAGTTTATCAATCATAACTTTACCGCCATCTTTTAATTCGTATTCGGTAACTTCCATCATTGGTTCAACTTCTGGTGCAGCAGCTAATTCGTTAAAATATTGCTTTACTTTTTGTAAAATTTCTTTTGCTTCCATATTACTATTATATTGATTTTTAAAAACTGTTTAAAATTTCTCTTAATTCTGCTAATTGTTTTTGGTCTTCGCTTAGTGGTGCTTCATAATCAAACATTCCCTCAACGCTAAATCCTTTAACTTCTCCTTTCTTGATTAACTCCCATACTTTAGGATTCTCAACATAGAAACTGCCAAACCAAGTTCCATCAGGTAAGTCTTTAAATGCTTCCATCGGTTTAATACCTCTTTTGGAATCGCTAATAAAACTCTCAAACATTGTAAGTCCTTCAACCTGCATATCTGCTTCGTGCATTAGGTTAACATTCTTTTGATATCCCTTCTTGCTAAACTTAATAGCTATCTGCTTAATGGTATCAACTGAAAACTTTACATAGTGCTCTCCAAACTGCTCTGAATTACGATAGATTAATTGTTGTGGAATCATTAAAGGACCAGTAATGATATGCTCACTTTCAGACTGTATAGCAAATGCCATAGGTTTCTCTTCAAAATGTTGCTCCCATAAACTATTGCATATTGCTACTGCTTGCTCTGTTTCTTTACCCTCATTAATTACGTAACTAATGCAACGGTTTAAAAACTCGTCTTTTTGTTCTCCTTTATTTGGGTCTATAAATTCTTCGTTAAACGCAAGAAAGTCCTTTTTAATTGCAGGACTATCAACGAGTGCCACAAAAGAAACCTCAGCATCATTATTCTCATCTTGATTTATAATTAAATCGTAAATAGGCAATTTCATATTTATAATATATAATTTAAAAATAGTTGTTTAGTTTATCCTAGCAGCCCTATTCAATCTTTGCGACCTTTCTTGGTTACTGCTTACATCACTTTCTAATACGTATGCTCTAGAACTTGCTACTCCTATTTGATTAATTGATTGAGTAGATAAAGTAGTTGTTTGCGCTTGTGGTGTTATTGGAGCAGTTGCACTTGATAAAGATGGTGCTGACATTGAACCACCTGCACTAGCACCGCCACTTGCCTTTCCTGGCAACTTAGTAGCCATAATACTTTTAACGGCTTTAAAACCTGTTACCGATGCAGCCAATACTGCAGGAATAGCTGCAGGAAATCCTAACTTAACACCTGCGGAAATACCTAAGTAAGTATTAATTAATGCACCTGCTACTGCAACCGCTTTACCTGCTGCACTTTCTTTACCCAATACATCACTAACAATATTTAAAGTATCAACTGTAGCTTTAATTTTTGCATCTTGTGCTATTTGAGTATCTCTTGCATCCTCATCTGCATATTTCTTTTTAAGTGCTGCAGTTTGTTCTTCTGTCATTCTAGTTTTTTCTAAAATGGCATTTGCTGCGTTTGCACTTATTTGTACCCTTGATTGAGCGGCAGCTGCTTCAAAAGTATCTGTTTCAATCTTTG